TACAAGATTTCCTTTTTTTTCAAGAGATGATATTATCTCTTTCCATGTAGGATCTATAGAATACGTGCTACAAAATACCCATACAGTTGTTCTCTTATCTATACATTTTTGTGTAATTAAATTTATAAGGGAACTTTTTCCTGATTTTTTACGAGCACAGATAAACATGTTCCAGTACGGACCATTTGGTGTAATATCATATCCTTTACAGTTTGTCTTATCCCATTTTCCAATTCCTGATTGAACTGGAACTACCTTTAAAGAATTTATTGACTTCTCTTTAAACATTTTATTATAATAAGTATTAAATAAAATCTATTTCTATCGTTTGTATTGACCAGTTGCAATAAGATATGTCTTTAATAATTCAGTTTTGAGTGCCTTCTTCTTTCTAGTTGACATTTGATAATTTTCATTCTTTATAGGGAGAGTAGTGAGAAAATCTCTTATTTTTCTGGTACTTTTATTTGATCTATTCTCTATTAAAGAAGTGAGTGATTGTTTAGGTTTTGTATCGATACAGAATTTAATCTTTTGAGACATTTTATATTATTGTAATATAAAAATTAGAATTTTAGATTACTTTGAATTTATAAAGTTAATGTGTTTTTTAGATTCTCTTTCATGGCGTGCTTTATGATTTACTGTTAAAGTTGAACCACATTCACATGTATATATTGCTTTTCTATATTCTTTCATATATTCTTTACGTTCTTCATATCTTTCTTTTTCATATTTTTTTAAATATTCAACATTTTCTTCACGCCATTTTTTCATATATTCTTTCATATATTCTGTATTTTCTTTATAATATTTTTTCATATATTCTTTCATATATTCTGGATTTTCTTCACGCCATTTTTTCATATATTCTGAAATATATTCTGAATTTTCTTCACGATATTGTTTTTTATATTCTTTAAAATATTCTGAATTTTCTTCAAGCCATTCTTTTCTAGTCCTACCAGGAATAAGTTGATTGACACAATCAAAAGTTTCTATATAATATCTTTCTAATCTAACACTTTCTTCTTCATCAAATGTTGAATTTATTTCCTCTAAATAATAATTATTTCTTAAAATAATTTGTTTAGAACTAGTTGTATTAAAAATACTTTTATGTCTACATAATCTTTCTTGTAATGTTTGTGTAGTCTTCCCAAAATATACTTCATTTGTTTCATTACAAACAATTCGATAAATTTTATACTCTTCCATTCTTTTAAAGTTTATAATTTTACTTTTAAAAATCAATTTTAAATTAAAACTTGAGGTTGGTATGTCTCGACATGTTAGAAATCCTGTTTAAATGAGTATTTATTTCAAACATATTTTCGAGTTTTTTATTCTTTTCCTTTAACTCCTCATTTTGCTTAACAACATTTAGGTCTGGTTTCACTATTTCTATAGGCACTTCTTTAATTACCTCTTTTTCTACTTCCTTAATAACCTCTTTCTCTATAACTTTGGGTTCTATTTTTTTTACTTCGACCGCTTCAATCTCGTATTCGTCATCCTCGTCTGACTCACTATCATCTTTAACTTCTATTTTTTGTTCTTTTTCTAATTTCGCCTTTTTCTTATTTTCACGATAGCGTGCGAGTGCCTCCAACCCTTTAGTACTTCGCTTCATAGGTTCTCCATTTTTTTTCACTGGTTCATTATTCTCATTTCTCTTCATTTTACGATCAACCTTTGGTTTTGGAGGTTGAATAAGGTTTACAATCAATTCATTATCACTTTCAATTAGTTTTGTAGAAATCTTTTTCATTTTAATATTATATAACATTATTTTTATATTATTTTATTTAATAAATGTATGTTATTACAAAATATAGTTTCGATAAAGCAAAGAGACTTGGAGTAGAGATTGTTCCAAGCACTGTAAAAAATAAGAAAATAGATGTATTTAAAGAAGGTATTAAAGTTGCTTCAATTGGTGATAGTAGATACAGTGATTATGCTACTACTAGTAATAAAGAACAAAGACGTAGATTCAAATTACGATTTGATAAGACTAGGAAAGTTATAGGAAGTAATGCTTACTGGTCAGATCAACTTTTGTGGTAATTTTTAAACCAGTTTTGTGGTTTAAAAATCTATATTTTAACGTTTTTAAAGGTATATACTTAAGATTCTTATTCATAAAAGTCTAATCTGTTTAATACAGGACTATTTAGATCTATTTTTTTTAGCCCCTGAATTGAATTTTGATATTGATAAAACAAATAGTTTATATAATATGATAATTTCCAGCTCCAATAATTAGTTTCTTCATTAAATAAAAAATACCAATATTTTATTAAACCTAATTTATACCATCTATCTTTTTCAATTAGCTTTCTTTTAAAAAAAATACATTTTAGAATATCAGATCCCATTATATTAAATCCAAAAGCACTAATTTTTAATTCATATTCATATAACATTTTTTTTTGATTCATTATTTCTCCATTCAATTTATGATCCGTAAATTTAAACATTAAATCTTTCAAAAATTTTGTATAATTATCTTTATGTGGATTATAAAACGTATATATATGTTCAATTAATTCGTTTGGTAATGGTAATATCATAATATTAATTTTTTTAAAAAGTCAATTTTAAAAATTGATTTTTAATTCTTAAATTTTTTTTTTTATTACAGGATTAACTTCGATTTTTTTATGGTTCTGAAATAAGTCCTGTAAGAAAATCTTAGAATAAATAAGAAATTAACTTGTAATTTCATTTAAAAAACAATGATTCATTTTTAAACTGTTTTATTACTTAAAAATAAATATTTTTATAATGTTCTTTTATCAAATCTCTACTTAAATTTAAAGTGATATAAATCACATGTTTTTAACCACAAAATGAGGGGTGCCCCGAGGGGTATTTTTTATATAGAGATAGTTTTAACTTTTTCATAAACATCAACATTAAATATTTTACACAGATTATCATGTTCTAATTTATATTCAGATAAATCTTCAGTACCACCATGACCTTTACGTTTTCTACTTCTTCTTTTAATTGTAGTATAACCCCATTTTGACAATACCATATTAGTAATAGTAGTTATTTTTCTAATAGACCAATCACTATTAGATGAACGAGTATCTCTAAGTTCAAATGCAGTATAAATTTCTTTCATATTTTCTTTAAAAATTGGAATAAGTTTTTTTAATAAACTATTAGGAATAATAGTATCTGTATCTTGAGAATGTTTTAAATTATACCATGAACTAATATTTTTAATAACATTTAATTGAATACCAAGATTTTTAGCAATAATAGGTAAAGTATCACCAACAATTTTAGCAATATTTAATGTTTCACAAACTATACTTTTTTCAAATTTTAAATTTCTAAATTTTTTTCTACCATAATCTCTATAAATACTCCATAGACATTCCTCGTCTTTTATATTATCCATATATTCAACAGATTGTTGAAAAAAGAATTTTTCTAATGTTAAAAGTTGTAATTCATTTTTTATAGGAAGTTTTCTTAATAATTTCATTGTATCAACATTAATAGATGGAATATCATTATAAAAAATAACTTCTTTACCAATTTCTTTAAGTTCTTCATCAGTCAATAATTCTTTATCATTACACACGAATTGTAAATCATTCATAATTTCAGATTCAATATAATTACATTCGTAAAGATAAGAAAAGAATATATTTTCCATATCCATAATAGAGTTATTAAATTCATAAATATTATCAATGACAAGGTTTCTAATCCAAACAAAATTATTAGTATTAGGATGTTGTTTATTATGAACTTCTTCATAATTTTTTATAATCATTTGAACTGTATGGTCTAATCTTTTTGTAATTTCATTAATTTTAGTAGGTAGATTAATACCATAATGTCTTTTTTCAAGAGCAAAAATCATAAGATCATCTATAAGATGTCTTACACGATATGATGATTGAAAAATATCTCTTACTAAATTTTTTGATGATGCATTAGCATAAATACCAATAGAGTGAAAATGATTAGGAATATCAAAATTAACACCAACTGTAATTGTAGATGTTGTCATAATAACATCTACAGAACTCCATAACTCATTAATATCATCAAGTTTTTCTTTATGAGTTGATGTATAGTATAAATATTTAATATCTGATAAATTTTTTTCAATATAATTTTTAAATTCCATTAATTTTTTTAGACTTGAAAAAAATAAATACATTCTTTTTCCATTAGATAATTCATTACAAATATATTTTTTCCATGTTTCATAAACATCTTTAGAGTCTTTAATTTCTATAAATTGTCTTTGTTTTAATTTTCGAGTATAATGAATATAAAAATATTCAATTTCTAATGATTTAAATACATTAATAGTTTTATCACTAATGAAAGCATCTAAACAAATAATTTTTTTAGAAAATAATAAAAATTCGAATACATGTAAAGTATTTTCATGATGCTTATTTGTTTTTGTTGATGTTAAAGATGTTAAAAAGCTTTCAACTTCGTCTATTATAATAAGAGTATCACTATAATCTTTATAATTATGTATAACACGATGTAGACTTTCACATTGAATAATAAGATGTTTTTTATCTAATTTATATTTAGAATTTTTATCATTATACAAAAACCAATCATTGTAAATACTTTCTTTATTGAGACGATTGAAAATAGAATTAGCATAAGTTATACGAGGAGTATATATTAAAATTTTCTTAAATAAATCTTTAGTAGAGTTAATATACGAAATAGTAGCAGTTGTTTTACCAGTACCTAATCCTGCTTTTACAATAACTACTTTTTCATTACGTAAAAAAATATCAGGATTTACATAATCATCACTAGATTTAACAAAATTACCAGGTATTTCTAAAGATATATCTTTATCCATATGTTTTTGAATTATTTGAATATCTATATCAGTTTGATATTTTACATATTCTGACATTTCATTAAGATTAATTAATTTATTTTCAATTAGTAATCCATCAAAACAAAGTGTTGAAACTTTTATATCTTTTAAATTACAAAATTCTATCATTGATTGGAGAACATTATTTTCCATTTCACATAGAATAGTATTTAAACATGTTCCATATGGATTATTTATATTATCAATTTTGGATTTTTGGAATCTTAAAGGTTCTAATTTAGAAATTTTTTTATGAATAAGTTTTATTTGATTATTAAAATTACATAACCAATTAGGAGGAGGAACTTCTTGTATTTTAAACCATTGTTGTCCACCTCCATTAATAATAGATAATGGGATTATTTTAGCAGTATCTCTATCAATAGAGTAAATATCCATTAATTCTAATAATAACTCATCTCTATTTTCATTGTAATAAGATAGATAAGAAATATCAATGTTATTCTTTTTACAATAAAATTGTAAAAAAACATTATGACAATTCACAATATCGATGTCAATACATAAATCTTTACATAATGTATGTCTTACTATTTTATTAACACCTTGTAAAGAATTTTTACCAAATAGTCTACCTTTTTTACTAATATCTTTTTCACTACATTTATATTCAACGATGTCTGTATTTAATAAATTATTTAAAATAGTCAATATGGTTTTCTTATCACTTATAATTTCATAATTATTTTTAACATCTTTAAAAGAACCTATTTTATCATAAAAATAATCAAAATTGTCAATTATAAACTTTAATTTTTCTTTATCGTAAACATCTTTATAGCAAATCATTTTATATATTCTTAAATTTTAATTTTTTAAATTAATTTAATTTAAAAAAATGAAATTTAAGAAAAAATAATGTATTACATCATTTGTGAACAGATTTTAGAATGGTCAAGATATAAAGAAAATTTTGATACAAGATTTATAGAAAGTATAATGGATTTTTATAAGAGAACTGGATTTTTTACAAGATCTCAGCAATATGCAATAAATAATATTGTAGAAAAATGGAATATTCCAATTAGTGATTATTAATTTTCAAATGAGTTTGATTTGAAAATATGGAAGATTTAAAATGTAAAAAAATAATAAAATGAAATGATATTATTGATTCAAAAATTAAGAAAAAAAAAATGAAATTATAAAATCCGTCCAGATGCATATATAATTCAATGTCAAGTCTAAGAAATATATGTGGAGAAATACAATTTTAATTAATTCATCATCAACGTACAACAAGTAGCTCTAATTCAGGCATGACTAGAGGGACGACTAAACCACGCGCCACTGGGTAATTGAATGGATGTTTTCAATTACTTATATATTAAAAATATTTTTTTTAAATTAAAAAATATTTTTAAATTAATCTTAGAAATCTTAATAATTTTCTTTTTTGTTTTAAGAGTTTCATTTTTTCTAAATACTGTTCACTCTCATATTTCTTTTTCTTTATATTTTTTAATGAAAAATAGATTATGAAAGTCTCTCTGTTATACTCATCCTCTGACATAAAGTTCATTTATTTATAAACTTAAATTTTTTAAATGTAAATATTCAGTGTGCATCTTAGTCTTGAGATGTCTCGCACGATTACGTTTAACAAACTTAGATCCACACTCACATAAGATATTAACATCATCTTTTACTTCTTCTTTAGTTTCTTCTTTAGTTTCTTCCACTTTTGATTCTTGTGCAAGACTACCAACGTCAATAGTATAATCTTTCGACTCTTGTTCATTAATTTCATCTTGAATCAATTCAAGTAATTTAACTTCACTTATTTCATTATCATCCTTTTTCTTTTTCTTAATTTTACTCTTTCCAACTTGTTGAATATATTCTTCATCTTCTTCTTTTTCTTCTTTAATCTTGTTTTGATACAAGATGTTTAATATAGATGTGATTTCATCTATTTGAGTTTTCATATATTTTACAGAGTAGTCAGAATCTATTTCAAATCTTAGTAGCATTTTATATATTAATATATAAAATCTTTAAATGATTTATTCCTTTGGTTCTCTTTCCTTTTTTGCTTCACTCTTGTCAACATAACTTAACATTGTACCAATATTAGATTGTCCCATTGCAGTGGCTTGTAGTTCCATTTCCTTAAGGTTCACATTTCCGAAATGGTGAGTGATATAACTATGACGTAATAACGATGGTCCTAAGTTTCTTTTAAATATATCATTAAGCATTAATGTAATTCTATTATCTTGAATGCGTTCGCCCTTTTTATTCGGAATTAAATAATCAGATTTATTAAATTTTTCCCATTTTTTTAATACTAATAATAATTCAGGAGGAACAGCAATAATTTGTTTTCCGAGTCTGGATGCGTTTTTATACGTATTAAAAATAAAATGTGGTTTTTCTTTCTTAGTCTTATCAACAAAGTAATTATCTTTAGAGTTTTCAGACGTATCAAAGTTTCTTATTTTCATTGCAACGTAATCCAGAGCTCTGCGTGGAGGAATCAAAACATAAAGTGAGAGTAGAACAAAATGCATGAGTATATCCATAACATCAACATTTACAGATTCAGGATTTAATTTAAAAAGCGGTGTTGCAACTTTCTTAAGACGTTCATAAATATTCATCACCTTATCCCATTCCAAATAATTTTCTTTTTGTATTTCACTCATCTCCTGTTCACTATTTTTTTCTTCATGTTGTTTATGTAGACTCATCATATGATCTGTATATTCACGAATTACTTTAAGAGTATTCTTATCTAATTTTTCTAGTTCTTCCTTTTTTGCAGGTTTTATTAAAGATAGAATACCAGCGATTTTAGTCTTAGGAGTATTTAACCCAGTCCCTATTTTCAAGAAATCCAAAATCTTATCTTTATTTTCAATGAAATCCTCAGGAGCATCCAATTTTATACCAATTTTTTCTGCAAGTATTTTGAAACCAGATAGGTATGTTCTCATGGAACCTCTAGATAAGGTAGGTTTGTTTTTTAACAAAGCTTCACTTAATAAATTATTACTCATTATTTTATTTATAATAAAATATTATATTTTTTAAATAAAAAAAGAAAAGAATAAGTGAATTACTCCTTACGCCATCAATTATTTATTAAAAAAGAATAAATATAAACATAAAAATATATTTTTATGTTTATACAAGTAGAATTCTAGTTAAATATCCTTAGGAGTATACTCGTTTTAATACTATTTTAAATATTAAAACTAAATAAGAGTCATTCTACAGATACGACAATATGGAATATCAGTATATAATACAAATTCTCCCTCCTCCTCGTCTTCGTCTTGATCTATGATATTGTAATTAAACATTTTAATGATTTTTTTAATTAAAAACAAAGCAGTGTTAGAGTTCACTATTAAAATAGATTCTATGTTTCCTTCCTCAGGATTGGGACTTCTCCTAACATTACATAAGTCATATATATCAGTCAGATCAAGTTGCATTTTATATTTTAATAAAAATATAGAATTTTTTAAATCAAGAGTTTTCATTCCAATCGTGAAACATCTCTTGAATATAATTTTTTACAAAGTCCGTAATCGTATTCTCGTTGTATTGCCAGTTCGTATATATATCAACTGGTATAAAAATAGTTTCATACAAAGGAGTAGATGCTGGTATTTTTTGTATTAACATAACATCTACTTTAGCAGGTTCACCAAATTGGATTTTAATATCTCTTATTACAAATTTAGAATATGTTATTTTTGTAGTAATAATAACATCCATATCAAAAGGTATTTCTGACATTTATTATATAATATATATTATTTAAATTTTAATACCATGCAAACCAAGCACTCCAAGTTGTTCCTGATGTTTCATATCGTTTTTTTACAGAACCATCCACGTTGGCGAACACGTTTTGCCAGCATACTCCACCTGATGTGTCTGTGTAGGGAATATAGGTTTCAAGAGTTACATAAGTACTTGCTCCAAACGGACTTCCAAGATCACTATTATTTTTAAATTCTCTTACAACATTCAAACCACCAGGACTACTTCTGTATCCATTTGGTGTTGATGATGAACCTCTTGTATCCCAGATTTCAGACACGCAAGAGATTTCATCGTAGAACAGTTCATATGTTATAGGATTCCAGTAAACTTTACGAGAAGTAGCACCATCTCGAGCATTGACATTTCTTATTGGATTTATAACACAAGAACTACTTGCAGGATTATTAACTGTAGTTGTAGTTGTAGCATTAATACAAATCGAATTTGTAGGTTGATTTGTTTGTCCTGCAAAATAACCAATAGAAATGGATTGACTCCCTTGTCCTGCAGACCCTGCTTTATATCCAAGAGCAACAGCATGAGTTCCTTGATTTGTATTTCCAGCACGATGTCCTACTGCAACAGTTAATTGTCCTTGTCCAACCTGTCCAGCATAACTACCAACAGCAACAGTATAATTTGATGCATTCACTGAACCTGCTTGACTACCTATAAATACAGATTCTTGTTGAGTACCGCTTTGTGTATAACCTGCACTATCACCAATAGCAACTGTTAAAGTCCCTAAATTATTATATCCAGCAAAATTACCTATTGCTATTGATTTTTGATTTTGATTTGAACCTCCTGAATCAGCACCAATAGCAATTGCTTGTGTTCCTTGATTCGTTTGACCTGCTCTATAACCAATACAAATTGCTTGTGTGCCTTGATTAGTTCTACCAGATTGACTTCCAATAGCAATACCAAATTGTTTTTGTCGAGCATTTCCACTTAAATAACCAATTGCTACTCCACCGTAATTCTCTCCTACATTTCCAAGAGTAATTTGTGGTCCTGAATTAGCTCCAATAGCTATTGCATAAGTTCCATTATTAATTTGACCTGCTTGATAACCTAATGAAACAGACCCTGAAAAAGCACTCTCACCTCCTGCTTGTGCTCCTACTGCTATTGAATATAAACCTTGATTAGTAGCACCTGCTTGATAACCTACTGCTACTGAATATCCATTTTGATTTGTATTTCCTGCTCGAGCACCAACAGCAACAGCTAATGTTCCTTGTATTTGTTCTCCTGCATAACAACCTACTGCAACACTATAATTACCTTGATTAGTTCTTGCTGCTTGAATACCTATAGCAACAGTTTCTACACCTTGTAAACTTTGTCCTGAATTGTATCCAATAGAAACTGCATACTGACCTTGACTTTGATAAGATGCTTGAAAACCAATAGCAATTGCTCCTAATCCTTGTGTTTCTCTGGCTGTCTGCCATCCAATTGCAACAGAATTACCTTTTTGATTATTATATCCTGCAACTGAACCAATTGCAACACAGTTAGTTGCTTGATTAATAGAACCAGAATTATTACCAATTGCGATTGATAGTTGTCCTTGATTAGTTTGTCCTGCTTGATAACCAATTCCAATACCTGCTGTTTGTTGTAAATAATTTCCTGCTTGTAAACCAATCGCAATACTATAAGTGCCTTGTCCACTGGTACCAGCTAGTTTTCCAATTGAAATTGACTGTAGAGATTGATTTACTGTACCTGCTTGAGTTCCGATTGCTATTGCATCACCTAATGAACCATTTGAATTAATTCTCTGCGCTTCAAAACCAATTGCAACATTATATGCTGATTGATCACTATTTCCTGAAGAATCTCCAATTGCAATTGCATTTCGTGATTGATTTGTTCTACCTGCATTATATCCTATTGCAACTGAATTTGTTCCTTGGTTTGTATATCCTGCTCCCCAACCGACAGCAACAGCTCCTGTTCTTTGTTGATTAACACCACATCCTGATCCGATTGCTACTGCTCTATCACCTTGTCCTATTTGACCTGCAAAATCACCTATTCCTACACTTGCTACTCCTTGACTAATATTACCAGAACTAAGTCCTATTGCTATAGCATTTTCTCCTTGAGTTGTACCACCTGCTTGAGAACCTATTGCAACGGAATTAGTTCCTTGAAAAGTTTGTCCTGCAAGATTTCCTATTGCTAAACCATATGCTCGTTGTCCTGAATATCCTGCTTGATTACCAATTGCTATTGCTTGAGAACCTTGATTTCGAAATCCTGCATTACTACCTATTGCTATTGCGTAATCATCTTGACCTGTATATCCAGATGTATATCCTATTGCAATTGATGCTAATCCTTGACTATAAGCACCACAACTATATCCTAATGCTGTATTAAATCCAATACTTCCAGTTAATCCACAGTTTCTACCAAGATGTAAACTTCGTTGGTATAGAGAATTTGATTCTTGTGCATTAGAAACCCAAGTATTCGAATAAACTGACCAAAACGCGTAATCACTATGACTTGTTCCTAATGCACTTATATATCCGGTATAACCTGTATAACCAGTATAACCTGTATATCCTGTATACCCTGTATACCCTGTATAACCGGTATAACCTGTTGCTCCTGTATATCCTGTATAACCTGTATAACCTGTATAACCTGTTGGTCCAACAGAACCCATGGGTCCAAAAACTGTGTTTGTCATTGAAACTCCATTTGAATAAAAAGAATTACCAAGATAGAGAGTTCCAGAATATGCAACAGTTCGTATTAAAGTATTTCTAAAATAATATCGAACATTAATACCATCATGTGTTATTGTAAATATATCAGAGGTAGTTGGTTGGGTTGTTAAATTAAGAATTAAACTACCAGATTCATAAATATATACATTTCCTAAACCTAAAAAATAACTACCATTCATATAAAAGGCAAAATTAATTGTAGTATAATTTGTACCTGTATTAATACTTGATAATCCACACATGAAATCTTTATTTGATACAACAGATGTTGAAAAAGAGACATATGAACCTTGAGAATATCCTTGAATGCTTGACAAAGCTCCTGCAGTTCCCCACCCTACAGAACCTGTTGGTGTAAATGTTCCTGCTGTATATGGGTCTTGTAAAATATTTAAATTGTTTTTCGGAATCCAGGCATTTTGACCGTAATATCCTGTATAACCTGTATAACCTGTATATCCTGTTGCTCCTGTATAACCTGTATATCCCGTATAACCCGTATAACCGGTATAACCTGTTCTACCAGTCCAACCTGTATATCCTGTTGCTCCTGTATACCCTGTAAATCCTGTTGGTCCTGTATATCCAGTCCAACCAGTATATCCTGTATATCCGGTATAACCAGTATGTCCAGTATAACCTGTATATCCTGTATATCCCGTATAACCTGTTGATCCTGTATAACCTGTTCTACCTGTATATCCTGTAGGCCCAGTTGGTGCACTTGTAAATTGAACTCCATTTAAAATTAAACTATCACATATCACTTCAGTCAAATTTGGGAGAGCTAAAAAATTTTGAGAACCAAATGATGTCATTTTATATAATACTTATATATTATATAAATTTAAAATTTACATTTCGCCTCGTGTAGTTGGTAGTTATACATTTTGGATGAGCCCTCTCCTTCTAGTAAACGATTTCCAACTGCTTGTGCTTTAGTAAAGAAATTAGCAACTACTTCACTATATGCTGGGAGATCTTGTAATATCTTCTCTACATCTTGCTCTATAAACTTTCTAGCATCAGTAGTCATTAAACCATTTGCTGATAATACATTTAATAAAAATTGTTGACAGTTATTTCTGACAGAGTAAGAACTATATGCCTCGTTTCCCATTCTTTTTTTTGTTCGCTGAACCAACTCATCGATAGTTATATCTTTATTTACTGGAATCTCTAGAGTTTCACCTTTTGGTTTTCCTCGTTCGAACGTCAGAACAGATTGTTTATCGAGATTATATTTATCGTTAATGCTTATTGCTAAATGGAACAAATTATCGTAGCTCTTATTTAACTTTAAAAATTTTAAAATTGAATTTACACTTATTGGTTGTCTCCATAAAGTTAGTTTTGTTATTTTTTCATCTCCCACTTCTTCGAGGAGTTTCCTGAATTTTGGGGGTTCAAGACCAGGTTCTCTAACAAACGTTCCGGTTCCGTCTTGTAGCATTTTTATATATTTATTATATAAAAAATTAAATTTACTTTGAATTTATAAAGTTCTGGTGTTTTTTAGATTTTTCATGACGTGATTTATTAGTTTTTGTTAAAATTAAACCACATTCACATGTATATGTTTCTTTTCTTTTTTCACTAATTTCATCTTTTTTATTTTCATAATACAAATAAGATTGTATTATTTTTTTATCCTTATTTTCTTGATAATAAATTTTATCATATTCTTTTTTATGTTCAATATTATTTTCATAATATATTTTACACTTTTTTAAAATTTCATCTCTATTATTATAATAATACTCTCTTTTTTTTTGGATAATAATATCTCTATTTTCTTCACGGTATTCTTTACTAGTTCTACCTGGAATATTTTCATTAACACATTCAAAAGTTTCTATATAATATCTTTCTAAAATTATACTCTCAATTTCATCAAAAGTTGAATCAATTTTCTCTATATAATAATCACCTCTTAAAATAATTTGTTTTGATGTATATGAATGATGATTATCTCTATGTTGACTTAATCTTTTACTTAATGTTTGTGTAGTCTTTCCAAAATATACCTCATCTGTCTCATTGCACACAATTTGATATATCTTATATTCCATTCTTTCATCTTTTGTTTCTTCCATTTTATTTTTTTAAAGATATATCTCTTTTAAAAATCAATTTTATTATTTTTATGTAGTAATAAATAAATATGCCAAGACCAAATAGATTATATTTAGATTCTAAAGGTAAGTATTATTACATAGTTGATAATAAACGTAAGTATATTAAAGTTCCGGTTGGTATGTCCCAAAAACAGGTGCAGACAATAAATATAAAGAACGTGATCGGCGGACCTGCTCGTAAACTAAAACGCAAGAAAAAGAAAATAGTACCTTTATATCAAAAAAAATTAGTTCCGAAAGATGATATGAGTAAATCAGGCATCACATATCAATCGCTTCCGACCTATTTTTTCACCCCACAGAAATCATTCGTCGACTTGGGAAATATTACATCAAAGACTAATGACACTAATACTGATAAACTTATTGACTTGTTAAAAGGAATCAAACCTGTAATTGATTCTAAAAAAATAAAGATAGAAATACCTGAAGTTGAAAGTAAACCTAAATTTACTCCTATGAAACCTGAGCCAGGAAAAGATTTTAAACCTAAATTCGGTGAAAAAACTAGTAGATTTCCTGAAGAAGAATTTTATTACCCGTTTGACGACGATGAAACATTTTATAATGAACCAAAATTTGGTCAAAGGAAAAGTAGATTTCCTGATTCTAAACCTAAACCTGAACCAATATCTCCGATTTCTGCTTTATCATCTATAAGTGATACTATCAATTTAGAATATGAAAAAAGTAAAGAATTTATAAAGAAATCTAGACAACCTCCTGGACGTGAAGCACCTGAACCTCCAAAACCAAAAGATAAAGAATTAATTAAAAGATTGAAAGAAATTGAATTTAATAGAGATAAAAAACTTATAGATCAATTGGTTCAATACGAATATCTCCAACCTAGTGAAGTCAGTCCTGATTTTCAACAAACTGATTTCTGGAAAAGAATAGCTCGTGAAAATGTTGGTGTAGAAAAAGAATACCAAACTAAAGATTCTATTCAAAATGCTATTCGAAGAGTATTACGGGAGGACTTAAAAACGATTGGACAAACCCTCGATGGTGAAGGTCTTGGGGACGGTGATGATGGATTATACGATCAACAAATAAATGAAATTTTAAAGAAAAGAATTAAGAATTTTGTTCCAGTTGTTGCGTCAGATAAAGTTGAAGATCTTTTAGAACATGTAGAAAAAGGAGATAAATTTTTTGCAGCTGTTATTAATACAGAACCAAGTTCTTCGTCTGGGAGGCATTGGCGTTGTATCTTTATCGACACCAGAGATGATTTCCCATCTGCAGAATATTTTGACCCACTTGCAGAAACAGAACGAGGTCCTGAAAAATCACTAATATCTGTAATGAGAAAAATTTGTAAAAAATTAAATCCAGAAAAATATTTTAAGTTCAAATACAACATGCTACGTAGACAGAATTATAACAAAAGTAATTGTGGGTTCCATGTCATGAAATTTATCGAGGATAGATTTAACGGCATTCCATTTTCTGAAGCATCAGGATATGATGATTACATGAAAAAACAAAAGGGGACTGGATACGAACCAATCGACGATTCTATGGATGGGGAAGGAGATTTACAAGGATATGAAAATAAAATTAAAAAACAATTCAAAAGTTATTTGTAAAATAAATTTTTTATATATATTAATAAATAAATATGTCTAAACTCGGTATAAGTAAGAATGAATTGTTAAGCGATCCTAAAATTAAATTATTGTATCAACAATATATGAAACAAAAGGGGAAGGGTAAAATGAAGGGAGCTGGTTTATTTGACGGTTTTGTACAGTTTCTCAAGGACTCGAAGATTTTGTCAACCGTTGGGAATGTGGTTTTACCAGTTGCTGGAGCTGCGCTTGGAACTCTTGTTTCAGCAAATCCGCTTGTTGCTACGGCAGCTGGCGCTGCCGGTTTGAGTGCCAATCAATGGTTAAAAAGTCAAGGATTTGGAAGTAAGATGCGCGGGGGCGATAATCGTCTTGTTATTAATGTTCCTGGTACAAGATTAGGTCAGAAAGGGACTAAAATTAAGGGGGGTTGTGGTTGCGGGAAAAAAATGCGTGGAGGAGCTGTTACATATAGTATTAACGGAGTATATCAACATGTCCCTGGAACAGCACCTGGTGTTGCGATTGGAATTCAAAAAGGAAGTGGTGGAACTCAGTTTAATAGCGTTAGTTCTGAATTTGGAAATATCAAAGTATAAATTTTAATTTAAATTAAATTATATATTATAAATAAATGACTAAATTAACAAAATTTATTTCAATGACTTTTCCAGCAGGAGCTGCTTCGAGAACAACAGCGCAAATATCTGTACCATTCAAAGTTAAGACTATACATATCAAATCTGCAGCTTATGACGCTGGAACAAATGGAACTACTAATTATGTTGCTATTATGAGTGATCTTGTTGTGAATAATCCAATCGCAATTTTGAATCAAGATACAACCTATTCAAGTGGATGTGTTCAAGATATAGAGCATGAATTATATAATCCTACAGATGTAAATGGTACATATAATTTCTGGTTGGTGAATATGGACAATACTGCTGCTACTGCAACTGCTGGTAATGACAAAGTAGGTCTTATTATTGAATTCAATTCTCCAGATGTTGTATTTTAACTTTTTTTATCTTTTTATTTTTTATAATTTATAAATTATAAAAATTAAGGTTGAATTTGTGCTTATTGTACCATTGACCCCATATTGCTGACAGTTAGCACTTTTTGTCCGCAGATCACGCTCGTCCAGTTATACGCAGTAGCAGCTGAAAGATTTGCCTGAACTTGCCAGGTTGATGATTGAGTTCCTACATCTAATCCATCGATTTCGTGTTGATTTACGTCTTTAATTGGTTTACTTCCGAAAAATCCGTCTATGTGAACCCATTCACCTAAATTGTATTCAGCATTTGTTTGAACAACTGAACCTTCTAAGTATTCTCTGTTGGCGATAATAAAATCCTGAGATTTCGTGCAATCAAATCCAGCAGGTGTAAGAATAGGCACATTGTTCAGAAAAGTATTATAGGTTGTAAGAGTTCCTCTACCATGAACATTTACAAAATTTGCTGTTGCACCAGCAGAAAACGGAGCAGAAACGATTGCGAGAATTCTCTGACCGTATCCCTTGGTAAGTGAAAGTTGGTAAGAATGAGCACTTGCTGCGGCAATGGCTTGTCTCGTAACAGTAGGATAAGCAATTGGGAGAGAAATTCCTGAAGTCATTACTTTGTTAATAACTTGAGAAACAATAGCAAGATTTCCTTCATTTGCTAGAGTTAAAGAAATGTTAGATAAAGTAAAAGCATTTACAATACTGGCTGGTAAAGTTGTAAAATCAGTTGCAGCTGTATTTCCTGTAAAAGCATAATTATTAAGTGCGTTCCAGTAAACTTGGATTACAAGATTCGCAGGATTATACAACTGTTTATCAGATGATAAAACACTCAATTTAAAAGCAGAAAATGGAATGCTTACATCTAAATAAGAAGCTGTATTAGCAGTTGCTTGATTATAAAATTGACGTCTTGAAAAGTAAAAGTTTTGAAGAGCCAAATCAGAAGCTGCTGCTCCATCACCACAAAAATTTCCAGAAGTCAAGTTGCATTTACTAATATCTTCAACTGATTTAGTTTGAGCATTTGCTAGAGATACTTCAGATGGATTGACAGTTTGGAAACATTTAGTAGCATAATCTTTAAAATCAGTACATGCAGGAACTATAAGAGACGCATATTGATGTACGTTGCTAATATCAGCCCATAACGCATTTGTCGCAGAATCGTACACCGTGATTCTTGAAATAGCAGTTAAAAGATTTGCATTTATATGTGCAAATAATCCTGCTCCTTGGGCTGGTGATGTTATAGTAAAGTTCAGACGAGATTTAGATAAATTCATTACTGATGGAGGGATAATAAACTCAGTTGGACCAACTGTTGATGTAATACTGGTTGTAACACTATTTGAACCTTGAGGAGCAACACTTCTATATACGGTTGTGGAATGATTTGATACTACGGGACTATAGTCTAATTCGGAGCTAATTTTTTCGGTATTGGACATTTATTATTAAAATTATTATATATTATTTTTTTTATTTTTTTTGAATTAATTTTTTTTTTTGATAATATAACTTTGATTTTTCAGAAATTATCTTTTTATTTTTTATACGATATTCTTTATCTTTTTGTTTTTGTATCTCTTTATTTTTTTCATTATATTCTTTAGCATATTTAGTAATTTTATCTTTATTTTGTTCTATATATTCTTTTTGAGACCTATTTGGAATTGTTTTATTAACACATTCAAAATTTCGTATATAATATGACTCTCTATCTATTCTATTATTTTCATCACATTTCTCTACAATCTCTACAATATAATTATTATTTTTTATAATATCAAAAGATGTTATATAATGTGTTTCACCTTTCAAATATCTGTCATAATTATTTTTATGACTCCATATTCTTTTTTTTAATCTTTGTTTTGTAGAACCATAATAATCTAAATTATTAGTATTACAGTGAATTTTATAAATAATAACATTCATTTTTATTATTTATTCAGAATTTAAATTAAAAAATCAATTTTACAAATTTAATTGTGCAATATGATCAATTGGATTTACTAAATCCTGAAGTACATAATTTGCTTTTATTGGATATATTGGTTCTAATGAGTTTTCTTGTGCACCAATTTCTGTTATAGCATTTTCTCGTTTTGTTTCATCTTCAGTTGCATTGCTTTTTACAGATTCTACGAGTTTACGTTGTTGCTGTTCTATTTGGAACAATCTTTGTTCGTTTTGAATTAATAAATCTGTTCGATGCAGTTCATGAGTATCACTTCTTTGAAAGAAACAAAGAGTAAAACTAAATGGTATTCCATTCAAATCTATTAATCTATCAAATGAATCAACTATACTAAAATTCCATGAATTAGATGTATTTTTATTAAACACCTTTGTATTTACATCTATTTCTGTCTCTTGATAATAGATTACTGATTGACTTGGATATGATCCGACGTTTTGGAACTCTGCAAGAACTCCATCTTGTGCTGTATCACATATATTACTTTTTAAAAATATTCTTAATACATAAGCAAGATTAATTGCATTCACACTTTTTAGAGTGCTTGCTACAAATGTATATGTTGTGCTTTGTTCAAATCCTAACTGTCTTTCTGGAGATATTGTTGAAAATGTAAATGACGGCATAAATGCACCGTTTCCTGTAACATTAAATGTATATTTGAAATCATCAGGTTCTGTTGGTGCTGGATATGTAACAGTATAAACCCAATTGTTTCCAAGAGTTACACTTCCTGCAGTGAGTAGTGTCGCTAGTTTTGTACTGAGTGTTATTTTATTATAGTTCCCAGGAGGTAATGTAATTGTTGTATTTACTGCTTTTTCTGTTAATGTGAATGTATTGTAATTACTTGGGACGTTGAACCAAGACTTCGGGATGCTCGCAGCCAATAGTACAACTGAATCAAATGTATTTACTCCTACGTCTGTTGGACTTGATGTAAATGAATTTACATTTCCTGAGACTCTGTCTTTTGAATTGAACGGAATAACTACTGGAAAAGAATTTGTCGAATTGTATAGGGACATGTTTTATTATATAAGGAGTTTCTTATATAATATTATTTACTTTCTTGGAGGTATACGACCTTGTTTACGTAAATTTGATAATCTAATTGCTAGTTCTTGTTTACTTGCTCTTTTTTTTGTAAGAGGTTTATTAGAGTAACATGTTTTTTCATCGCAGAGACGAAATCCATATTTAAATTTTTTTATTACTAGAGGCATTTTATTATAAAGAATATTATTCTAATTCTACTTCTTTATTTAGTTTACATCTAAATTTTTCATCTCTTATTGAAAGATACATAAATGAATACGGTTCTATAGTGCAATGTTTATATATTTCCCAGAATTTCTCATAATCTATTGATAAATCTAACAATTTGTGCACTGCTTCCATCTTTTCTTCAGATAGTGATTTAAATCCTATAAAATAATCTATTTGTAGTATCGATTGAGGTTGTAAATCTGAAAGCCATTGGGAACTTACAATACAGGATGATTTTGAATGTCTATGAACTTTTAATAACTTCGCGAGACTTGGGTTTCTTAAAAAAGTTGCTGGCATATCGTCAAAAATAAATAGATTTTCTGCACTTATTTTTTTTGGTTTATATTCTTTCTTAGTTTCAGATGGTAGAGGTTCACATTTTATTAATGTTTTAACTTTTGGTTCAGATCCAGAATCTGGTATTTCTTCTTCTCCTTTATTAATTTCATTTATAATATCATCTAGAATATTTGTTTTTCCATCATACAAACTATCAAATGTGTTTACAAGATTTCCTTTTTTTTCAAGAGATGATATTATCTCTTTCCATGTCGGATCTATAGAATACGTGCTACAAAATACCCATACAGTTGTTCTCTTATCAATGCATTTTTGTGTAATTAAATTTATAAGGGAACTTTTTCCTGATTTTTTACGAGCACAGATAAACATGTTCCAGTACGGACCATTTGGTGTAATATCATATCCTTTACAGTTTGTCTTATCCCATTTACCAATTCCTGATTGAACTGGAACTACCTTTAAAGAATTTATTGACTTCTCTTTAAACATTTTATTATAATAAGTATTAAATAAATCTATTATCTTTTTATCTAGTATATTCTCCTGTAGCAACTAAGTACGCTTTCAAACCTTCTGTTGACAACTCTTTCTTTTTCTTGGTACTAATTTGATATTCTTTATTTCTGATTGGTAGTGTCGTTAAGAAATCTCTAATTTTTGTCGTAGTCTTATTTGTTCTATTCTCTATTAAAGTCTTTAACGAGGTAATTCTGAGTCTTGGAAATTTGTTTTTTATTTCTTCAAGAACTGGTTTAATTTTCACTTGTTTCTTTAATTGTCTGTTCAATCCTGCAACATACCCAACGCGTAAACCCTTTCTAAAACACGAACTCCCTCTATCTCGTATTTCACCTTGTTTAAGTTTCTTGTCAGTGCACACAAATTTTAAAAGTTTAGGAGGCATCTTATTTTATATTAACAATTAATATAAAATTTTTAGATTACTTTGAATTTATAAAGTTAATATGTTTTTGAGTTCTTTCATGGCGTGCTTTATGATTTACTGTTAAAGTTGAACCACATTCACATGTATATATTGCTTTTTCATATTTTTTTAAATATTCAACATTTTCTTCACGCCATTTTTTCATATATTCTTTTTTAGTCCTACCAGGAACATTTAAATTGACACAATCAAAAGTTTCTATATAATATCTTTCTAATCTAATACTTTCTTTTTCATCAAAAGTTGAATCAATTTGCTCTATATAATAATCACCTCTTAAAATAATTTGTTTTGATGTATATGAATGACTATTATCTCTATGTCCATATAATCTTTCTTGTAATGTTTGTGTAGTCTTCCCAAAATATACTTCATTTGTTTCATTACAAACAATTCGATAAATTTTATACTCTTCCATTCTTTTAAAAGTTTATAATTTTACTTTTAAAAATCAATTTTAAATTAAAACTTGAGGTTGGTATGTCTCGACATGTTAGAAATCCTGTTTAAATGAGTATTTATTTCAAACATATTTTCGAGTTTTTTATTCTTTTCCTTTAACTCCTCATTTTGCTTAACAACATTTAGGTCTGGTTTCACTATTTCTATAGGCACTTCTTTAATTACCTCTTTTTCTACTTCCTTAATAACCTCTTTCTCTATAACTTTGGGTTCTATTTTTTTTACTTCGACCGCTTCAATCTCGTATTCGTCATCCTCGTCTGACTCACTATCATCTTTTACTTCTAATCGTTGTTGTTCTTTCTCCTCTTTCATTTTCTTTTTTTGTTCACGATAGCGTGCGAGTGCCTCCAAACCTTTTGTATTTTTTTTTAAAACAGTCCCATCCTTTTTTAAAGGTTCACCCTTTTCATTTCTATCCATCTTTTTTGATTTGTTTTTATCTTTTACAACTTTCACAATCAATTCATTATTGTTTTCTTGATCAACATGTAGTTTATTAGAAATCTTTTTCATTTTAATATTATATAACATTATTTTTATATTATTTTATTTAATAAATGTATGTTATTACAAAATATAGTTTCGATAAAGCAAAGAGACTTAGAGTTGAGATTGTTCCAAGCACTGTAAAAAATAAGAAAATAGATATATTTAAAGACGGTATTAAAATCGCTTCAATTGGTGATAGTAGATACAGTGATTATGCTACTACTGGTAATAAAGAACAAAGACGTAGATTTAAATTACGATTTGACAAGACTAGAAAAGTCATCGGCAGTAATTCTTATTGGTCAGATCAACTTTTGTGGTAATTTTTAAACCAGTTTTGTGGTTTAAAAATATATGTTTTAACGTTTTTAAAGGTATATACTTAAGATTTTAAAAAATTATCATATTTATTACACTCAAAACATCCTCCATAACAATCATCTGATAAATATGCTATTCCTGTATCATTACAAGATATACAATATCCATCATATGGTATTCTACACTTATTGATAATATTATCTATAGATATTTGTTGTTTATCACTAATTTTACCTTTTTTCAAATACCAGTTTACAATAGATTGTATAAATTTTTTGTCAAAAAAAGGATTTATATTAGCCCATAGTAAAATAACTTTACATTTAGAATAATATATCTCAGTTTTATGTTCTTGACTACAGTATTTTTCATCCAAATCAATTTCTACGTTGCAATATAAACATCTACTTTCAATCTCATTTGTCATTATCTTTCTTTTATATTTAATATCTTACCTTTAAATAGATATTTTGATTTTTTCTTTACAGGAAATCTTCAAAAAAAAAATAAAGTCAAAACTTCACAATGACAGGTTTAAAAAAAATGACAGTTCTATTTTTTTAGTGTCATTTATGTTTAACCTGTGTTTCTGCTTAAAATGACACTATGACACCTATGACACTTATTTTTAAAAACTATATATATAATATATATTTTATATTTGTATACATGTATATATATATTATTTTATATATATATGCTAACAGACAAAAAACATAATTGTCATTGTCATATGTCATTTTTTTTAATCATCATTTAATAATTGTTGAAATTTATCATTTTCATCATCAGTATCATCTAAACCATTTACAACATTAGTTTTAGTTTCAACAATTACATCATCATCTTCAAAATTATCATCATTAAAATTATTAAAATAATTATTTTTATAACACCAATCTTTTGCTTTTTGAATATCAATTTTCCATCCTCTTTGAGTACTAGTTCTATATTTTTCAAATCCATCAATATATAATTTTTGAATTCGTAGATTAAATTTAATTGTATTAATAGAATAACCAGGATTAAAAGTTAAAAATGACTCATATAATTCTAAATTAGAAATTCTACAATTAGAGTTATTTTTTTCAATAAAATCAATAATAAATCTTTTTTCAATAGATAATGAAATTAATTTTAATTCATGAGTAAATTGTGTTTTAGGTCTATTAGAAGGGTCAAACTTTGAAATATCAATATTCATAAAATAATCAAAAAGTTTTCTAATGGAAAATTTATTTTCTAAAGAATTATATAAATTTTTAAAGTAATTACTATCAGGTATTTCAACATCTATTCTATCAATTGGAACACATCGTCTATCTGATTCAGATATTTTCCAAGGAAAATCACCATTTGAAAAACCAAAAATATGTAAAAAATTATTAGTTTGCATTTGTTTTAATCCTTTTTGATTAATAGTAATATCATCATTAGTAATAATATCTTTAATTTTATTTTGATATTTAGATGATATTGAAATGTCCATTTCATCTAAAACTAAAAAAATAACTCCATTCAAAATAGAATTAAAATCTCCAAATATATCTCTTTCAATTTGATTAGTGCATAAACAATATTTTTTTCCAAATATTTTTTGTAAAATTTGAAAAAGAGTTCCTTTACCAAGACCTTCTCTTGAATTTAATAAAATACATGTTCTTGGTTTTAATCCAGGTTTTTGTATTAATAAAGCAAGCCAATTTTCAACATATTCATAACATTCATCTCCAAATAAAAATTTAATGTGTTTCAAAATTAAATTAAAATCATCATCTGATTTTTCATACCAAGGTAAATCAATATCAGAAAAATTATTTAAATTAAAATTTTGAATTTCATGACCAGTCCATAAATTAAAATGATCAGTAGGACATATAATAGGAGGAGGATACAAATTAACATCTTTGTAATGTCTAATATCTTTATCTTTAATCCATCGACTAATAAAATGAAAATCTTGAACAAAACCTTTATCATCAAGTTCCTCATAAACAAAATGTTCATAAGAATTTAATAAATCAGTACGAGTTCTAATTTGTATTGATTTATCAGTAATTTCATAATAAAAACCATTTTTAATACATTTAAAATGTGAATTTTCAAACTCAACTTTAATATATGGATAAGTTTTATTAATATCTAATGTTCGTTTATCAGGTATTTCAAATGTACTTTCTATAGGTTTTATAACTAATGAAAGTTTATAATTTGTAGAATCATAAATATATTTTTCAGCACCTTTTATTAAATCATCAGGAAACTTAGTTTCATTTGGTAATTTTTCAATACCACCTCCATCATGAATTAATACTCCCATATATCTACCATTTTTTTCTAAAAAATTATCTAAAGCCATTAAACATTTTCTTTCCTCTGTTTGTAAAAATAAAGCACAAACAGAACCAACAACGTTATTTGTTTTCATTTTTCTTACTTTTTTATATAAACTTTCATATTTTGAAGAAATATTTGTCATAATTTTTTTTACTTCTGGATAAAATTTATCTTTAATCCAAGTAGGAGTATTAGGAGATGGAATTCCTCCAAATAACAATCTAATAAATTCAAGTTTCATATAAGAACGATTAAAAATTTCATTTTCTAATTGAAATTCTTCAAATTTAGTTTCTCTATTAATACAATATTCTTTTAATGATTCACATTGCCAACCATTTTTTTCAGATTCTTGTAATAAAATTTCAACTTGAGCATTAGAAATATCTAAATCCCAGTAAATATTTTTCATTAAAGCATTTCTAATATCTCGTCTAAGACCTTGTAATCCGACTCCATTTTTTACAGTCCATCTACCAATTGTCCCTTCTGCTTGTTTTCCAAGTTTATAATACGCTTCAAAACAATTTCCTTTTATTCTATTTTTACACATTTTCTGTAATCGTTTTTTTTCTAGTTGAGTTAAAATATCAGGAGTTGAAATTAAATAAGTCATCATATCAACATCAAATTTTTCAGTTTTAATAATTGCAATATCATTAGAAATTGGATTATCAAGAAGTTGTTCAAAACTATTATTTAAAGACAAAACAGTCTTATTTAAAATAGGAGACTCATCAACTCCTACAAAATCTCCACCAGCTCCATCCAAATCAATCAAATCAGTCCTATCAGTCAAATTAATTGTCATTGTTCTTATTTATTAATTGAATCTAACGTTTTAAATCAAAATTTTAAATATCTAATTTTGATTTAAAGATTAGAAAGATTAATATATATAATGACAAGAGGAAGAAAAATGAATATATCAGAAACATTACTAACAAAAGAGGAATTTTCAGTAATTAATAAAGAACTTGGTCATAAAGAATATTTAAAACAATATGTTAAACAAAAATACCAAAATGATCCTGAATATAGAGAACGAAAAAAAATACAAATGAAAAAATATGGAGCACTAAAAAGATTAGAGAAAAAACTTACAAAAGTATTACAAAATAAATTAAAAGCAGAGGAATTAAAACAAATACAAGAAGTGTAATTAAATTTTTAAATGATATTATTTTAATCCCATCAAGGATTAAAATAAAAATTATGTATTTACATAGATCTAAATAATAATAAAATTGTTTCTCGAATAGTATTCTCACATATACATGTAAATTTAGTATATACATGAGTATTAAACAAAACTACATTGTAATCATCATCATTCTCATTGTTTTCAAGATCTTTATAAAGTGTTACATAATCTAAAATATTAAATTTTTTAATTTTACCATAAAAAGAATTTTCTATAGACAAATATTTCAATAACTCATTTTCAATAATTGTATTAATAAAATTAAAAAAAGTGTTTTGTTTTATATAATGTTCTTGTTCACCAACTTGTAATAAAAATTCTCCAGTAAGACATTTACAATTACCATTACATAAATGAACTTTCAAACTTTTTTTATATTTAAATCCTTTCACTGTAAATAAACAACCTGAACCATCATCACCGTCGTCATAAGTAGAGAATTCTATAGGAGGAACAATTAACAAAGTCTCATAGTCAACATCGTCAATAATCTTATACTTTTCTTTTAATAACATAGCAACTTGATTATAATTGCCCTCGTTCATATGTTTTTCAGAAAGTTCTAATAAATTATTAATTAATTCAAGACTCATTGTTGTATATACTTTTTTCTAGAAAGTCGATTTTAAAAATCAATTTTTTTATTTTCAAATGAGTTTGATTTGAAAATATGGAAGATTTAAAATGTAAAAAAATAATAAAATGAAATGATATTATTGATTCAAAAATTAAGAAAAAAAAAATGAAATTATAAAATCCGTCCAGATGCATATATAATTCAATGTCAAGTCTAAGAAATATATGTGGAGAAATACAATTTTAATTAATTCATCATCAACGTACAACAAGTAGCTCTAATTCAGGCATGACTAGAGGGACGACTAAACCACGCGCCACTGGGTAATTGAATGGATGTTTTCAATTACTTATATATTAAAAATATTTTTTTTAAATTAAAAAATATTTTTAAATTAATCTTAGAAATCTTAATAATTTTCTTTTTTGTTTTAAGAGTTTCATTTTTTCTAAATACTGTTCACTCTCATATTTCTTTTTCTTTATATTTTTTAATGAAAAATAGATTATGAAAGTCTCTCTGTTATACTCATCCTCTGACATAAAGTTCATTTATTTATAAACTTAAATTTTTTAAATGTAAATATTCAGTGTGCATCTTAGTCTTGAGATGTCTCGCACGATTACGTTTAACAAACTTAGATCCACACTCACATAAGATATTAACATCATCTTTTACTTCTTCTTTAGTTTCTTCTTTAGTTTCTTCCACTTTTGATTCTTGTGCAAGACTACCAACGTCAATAGTATAATCTTTCGACTCTTGTTCATTAATTTCATCTTGAATCAATTCAAGTAATTTAACTTCACTTATTTCATTATCATCCTTTTTCTTTTTCTTAATTTTACTCTTTCCAACTTGTTGAATATATTCTTCATCTTCTTCTTTTTCTTCTTTAATCTTGTTTTGATACAAGATGTTTAATATAGATGTGATTTCATCTATTTGAGTTTTCATATATTTTACAGAGTAGTCAGAATCTATTTCAAATCTTAGTAGCATTTTATATATTAATATATAAAATCTTTAAATGATTTATTCCTTTGGTTCTCTTTCCTTTTTTGCTTCACTCTTGTCAACATAACTTAACATTGTACCAATATTAGATTGTCCCATTGCAGTGGCTTGTAGTTCCATTTCCTTAAGGTTCACATTTCCGAAATGGTGAGTGATATAACTATGACGTAATAACGATGGTCCTAAGTTTCTTTTAAATATATCATTAAGCATTAATGTAATTCTATTATCTTGAATGCGTTCGCCCTTTTTATTCGGAATTAAATAATCAGATTTATTAAATTTTTCCCATTTTTTTAATACTAATAATAATTCAGGAGGAACAGCAATAATTTGTTTTCCGAGTCTGGATGCGTTTTTATACGTATTAAAAATAAAATGTGGTTTTTCTTTCTTAGTCTTATCAACAAAGTAATTATCTTTAGAGTTTTCAGACGTATCAAAGTTTCTTATTTTCATTGCAACGTAATCCAGAGCTCTGCGTGGAGGAATCAAAACATAAAGTGAGAGTAGAACAAAATGCATGAGTATATCCATAACATCAACATTTACAGATTCAGGATTTAATTTAAAAAGCGGTGTTGCAACTTTCTTAAGACGTTCATAAATATTCATCACCTTATCCCATTCCAAATAATTTTCTTTTTGTATTTCACTCATCTCCTGTTCACTATTTTTTTCTTCATGTTGTTTATGTAGACTCATCATATGATCTGTATATTCACGAATTACTTTAAGAGTATTCTTATCTAATTTTTCTAGTTCTTCCTTTTTTGCAGGTTTTATTAAAGATAGAATACCAGCGATTTTAGTCTTAGGAGTATTTAACCCAGTCCCTATTTTCAAGAAATCCAAAATCTTATCTTTATTTTCAATGAAATCCTCAGGAGCATCCAATTTTATACCAATTTTTTCTGCAAGTATTTTGAAACCAGATAGGTATGTTCTCATGGAACCTCTAGATAAGGTAGGTTTGTTTTTTAACAAAGCTTCACTTAATAAATTATTACTCATTATTTTATTTATAATAAAATATTATATTTTTTAAATAAAAAAAGAAAAGAATAAGTGAATTACTCCTTACGCCATCAATTATTTATTAAAAAAGAATAAATATAAACATAAAAATATATTTTTATGTTTATACAAGTAGAATTCTAGTTAAATATCCTTAGGAGTATACTCGTTTTAATACTATTTTAAATATTAAAACTAAATAAGAGTCATTCTACAGATACGACAATATGGAATATCAGTATATAATACAAATTCTCCCTCCTCCTCGTCTTCGTCTTGATCTATGATATTGTAATTAAACATTTTAATGATTTTTTTAATTAAAAACAAAGCAGTGTTAGAGTTCACTATTAAAATAGATTCTATGTTTCCTTCCTCAGGATTGGGACTTCTCCTAACATTACATAAGTCATATATATCAGTCAGATCAAGTTGCATTTTATATTTTAATAAAAATATAGAATTTTTTAAATCAAGAGTTTTCATTCCAATCGTGAAACATCTCTTGAATATAATTTTTTACAAAGTCCGTAATCGTATTCTCGTTGTATTGCCAGTTCGTATATATATCAACTGGTATAAAAATAGTTTCATACAAAGGAGTAGATGCTGGTATTTTTTGTATTAACATAACATCTACTTTAGCAGGTTCACCAAATTGGATTTTAATATCTCTTATTACAAATTTAGAATATGTTATTTTTGTAGTAATAATAACATCCATATCAAAAGGTATTTCTGACATTTATTATATAATATATATTATTTAAATTTTAATACCATGCAAACCAAGCACTCCAAGTTGTTCCTGATGTTTCATATCGTTTTTTTACAGAACCATCCACGTTGGCGAACACGTTTTGCCAGCATACTCCACCTGATGTGTCTGTGTAGGGAATATAGGTTTCAAGAGTTACATAAGTACTTGCTCCAAACGGACTTCCAAGATCACTATTATTTTTAAATTCTCTTACAACATTCAAACCACCAGGACTACTTCTGTATCCATTTGGTGTTGATGATGAACCTCTTGTATCCCAGATTTCAGACACGCAAGAGATTTCATCGTAGAACAGTTCATATGTTATAGGATTCCAGTAAACTTTACGAGAAGTAGCACCATCTCGAGCATTGACATTTCTTATTGGATTTATAACACAAGAACTACTTGCAGGATTATTAACTGTAGTTGTAGTTGTAGCATTAATACAAATCGAATTTGTAGGTTGATTTGTTTGTCCTGCAAAATAACCAATAGAAATGGATTGACTCCCTTGTCCTGCAGACCCTGCTTTATATCCAAGAGCAACAGCATGAGTTCCTTGATTTGTATTTCCAGCACGATGTCCTACTGCAACAGTTAATTGTCCTTGTCCAACCTGTCCAGCATAACTACCAACAGCAACAGTATAATTTGATGCATTCACTGAACCTGCTTGACTACCTATAAATACAGATTCTTGTTGAGTACCGCTTTGTGTATAACCTGCACTATCACCAATAGCAACTGTTAAAGTCCCTAAATTATTATATCCAGCAAAATTACCTATTGCTATTGATTTTTGATTTTGATTTGAACCTCCTGAATCAGCACCAATAGCAATTGCTTGTGTTCCTTGATTCGTTTGACCTGCTCTATAACCAATACAAATTGCTTGTGTGCCTTGATTAGTTCTACCAGATTGACTTCCAATAGCAATACCAAATTGTTTTTGTCGAGCATTTCCACTTAAATAACCAATTGCTACTCCACCGTAATTCTCTCCTACATTTCCAAGAGTAATTTGTGGTCCTGAATTAGCTCCAATAGCTATTGCATAAGTTCCATTATTAATTTGACCTGCTTGATAACCTAATGAAACAGACCCTGAAAAAGCACTCTCACCTCCTGCTTGTGCTCCTACTGCTATTGAATATAAACCTTGATTAGTAGCACCTGCTTGATAACCTACTGCTACTGAATATCCATTTTGATTTGTATTTCCTGCTCGAGCACCAACAGCAACAGCTAATGTTCCTTGTATTTGTTCTCCTGCATAACAACCTACTGCAACACTATAATTACCTTGATTAGTTCTTGCTGCTTGAATACCTATAGCAACAGTTTCTACACCTTGTAAACTTTGTCCTGAATTGTATCCAATAGAAACTGCATACTGACCTTGACTTTGATAAGATGCTTGAAAACCAATAGCAATTGCTCCTAATCCTTGTGTTTCTCTGGCTGTCTGCCATCCAATTGCAACAGAATTACCTTTTTGATTATTATATCCTGCAACTGAACCAATTGCAACACAGTTAGTTGCTTGATTAATAGAACCAGAATTATTACCAATTGCGATTGATAGTTGTCCTTGATTAGTTTGTCCTGCTTGATAACCAATTCCAATACCTGCTGTTTGTTGTAAATAATTTCCTGCTTGTAAACCAATCGCAATACTATAAGTGCCTTGTCCACTGGTACCAGCTAGTTTTCCAATTGAAATTGACTGTAGAGATTGATTTACTGTACCTGCTTGAGTTCCGATTGCTATTGCATCACCTAATGAACCATTTGAATTAATTCTCTGCGCTTCAAAACCAATTGCAACATTATATGCTGATTGATCACTATTTCCTGAAGAATCTCCAATTGCAATTGCATTTCGTGATTGATTTGTTCTACCTGCATTATATCCTATTGCAACTGAATTTGTTCCTTGGTTTGTATATCCTGCTCCCCAACCGACAGCAACAGCTCCTGTTCTTTGTTGATTAACACCACATCCTGATCCGATTGCTACTGCTCTATCACCTTGTCCTATTTGACCTGCAAAATCACCTATTCCTACACTTGCTACTCCTTGACTAATATTACCAGAACTAAGTCCTATTGCTATAGCATTTTCTCCTTGAGTTGTACCACCTGCTTGAGAACCTATTGCAACGGAATTAGTTCCTTGAAAAGTTTGTCCTGCAAGATTTCCTATTGCTAAACCATATGCTCGTTGTCCTGAATATCCTGCTTGATTACCAATTGCTATTGCTTGAGAACCTTGATTTCGAAATCCTGCATTACTACCTATTGCTATTGCGTAATCATCTTGACCTGTATATCCAGATGTATATCCTATTGCAATTGATGCTAATCCTTGACTATAAGCACCACAACTATATCCTAATGCTGTATTAAATCCAATACTTCCAGTTAATCCACAGTTTCTACCAAGATGTAAACTTCGTTGGTATAGAGAATTTGATTCTTGTGCATTAGAAACCCAAGTATTCGAATAAACTGACCAAAACGCGTAATCACTATGACTTGTTCCTAATGCACTTATATATCCGGTATAACCTGTATAACCAGTATAACCTGTATATCCTGTATACCCTGTATACCCTGTATAACCGGTATAACCTGTTGCTCCTGTATATCCTGTATAACCTGTATAACCTGTATAACCTGTTGGTCCAACAGAACCCATGGGTCCAAAAACTGTGTTTGTCATTGAAACTCCATTTGAATAAAAAGAATTACCAAGATAGAGAGTTCCAGAATATGCAACAGTTCGTATTAAAGTATTTCTAAAATAATATCGAACATTAATACCATCATGTGTTATTGTAAATATATCAGAGGTAGTTGGTTGGGTTGTTAAATTAAGAATTAAACTACCAGATTCATAAATATATACATTTCCTAAACCTAAAAAATAACTACCATTCATATAAAAGGCAAAATTAATTGTAGTATAATTTGTACCTGTATTAATACTTGATAATCCACACATGAAATCTTTATTTG